GCTGAGCTGAATACTGTTCAGCCTCGAGGCTGCCGTCTCGGTCTCAACCCATTGCGCCCGCACCTTGCGGATTTCCGCCGATCCGTATTGCGCCTCCAATTCCAGATCGACGTCAGCCAGCACAGCTCGGAAGTTGTCCTCATTGGCTGCGCTGTCGGTCGGATCGCGCTGACCGTAATAGGTCCAGATCTGGCTGATGCGCTTGCCTGGCTGCTCCTTGACCTTCAGCGATCCCTCAAGAATCCGCTCATGACCAAAAGTCGCCGTATCTGTCGATATCTCGCGCAAGACGGCGAGCCTGAGACGCTGCGCACGATCATCCCAATACACCGCCAGCGCGGCTTGCTCGATCAGCTCGGAAACCAGTTTGCGCACGCTGGTCGGCTCGGTGATCGTGCGGGCGTAGATCACACCGAGAAAAGCCGCCGTCTCTTCCTGCCAATCCTCGAGATCGATATATTCGACAGGCACGCCGGCATAATCGGTCAACAGCTCATAAATGATGTCCGCCGCGTCATCGCCCGTATAACGCAGTACGAGCTGCGCCCGGTCGCCTGAATCGTGGCCCTCGGCAACAGTACCGAACTGCGCCCGCGTGATCGTCAGCACATCGGCAGATCGCGTGAAAGCGACAACCTCCTTGCCACCAAGGCAGGCCCAGCCGGACGCCGGATATTCGAGATCGCCGACACCGACCGGGCTGAGCGTCAGCGATACGGCCACATTGTCGATCGATCCGGCCAGCGAACCGTTGGAGAGCGCCGGAGCCTGGGCCCGATCATCATCGGCCAACTTGAGGATATCCTTGGCTTCGATCGTGTAGACGCCGTTGAAATCAGGCCCGTCCGTTGCCTCGATCACGTAATAGTGAATATCCATCTGCTCGATGGTCTGCCCGACCTGGCCACGGATCAGGCGCAGCTCGCGCCCGCGCAACTTCGTGCCGTAGCGGCCGCGCCACTTGCCAAAAAACGTGCCTTGCTCGAATGGCTCGCTGTTGAAAATATGCCGGTGATCGCGAAGCGAGATCCTGAGCGATGCACGCTCGCCGAGATCCTTGCCTAGCGAGATCCGCGCCGGCGTGAAGCTGACGGCATCAATCGACGGGATGGCGTCGATCTCCGCAGGCAGGTAGCCGGTCGGCATGGCGAAACGCCAAGTCTGAATAGCTTCCGGCGATTCAGAGACAAACGTCGGAATGTCGATCTCGATATAGGTAAGGGATTTCGTCATGTCACGCCCTCAAGATTCATCGAAAAACTCATCATGCCGTTGGCAAGCTGGTTCTGCGGCTGCGGATCGTCCGTAGTCCAAACGAACCCTACCTCATACGGGTAAGACGACGGACGCCAGGCGAAAAAGAACGGGATCTCTTTCGCCGCCACGCGGAACGGGTCCAGATAGGTGCGATACCAGGTCGGCGTCAGATCCTGCAACTGGACCTGCGTGCCCGTCTTTTCCCCGAGGACGATACGCCCGAGAAAATCGCCGCTGATGCTGCGATGGTTGGCGACACTGAGCTGTGTGCCGTAATTGACCGGCGTGTGACCGACATAAATGCGGCGCTGCAGGATCAGGAGCGCACCGCAATATACGACGGCCGCGCGCGGGACCGCCGTTCCCGGCTGCATCCGCAGGCGGATCGATGCAATGCCCTGCGGCGTGAAGCGGAACAGCAGCGGGCCGTCATTCGGCGGGATGACCGGCGCGACCAGTTCGTCCCAGCTATCCGGGCTCGTGTCCTCGTTCAGGACTTCGACCGAAACCGCGATCTGACCGGAATAGAAATTATGCCGCGCCACGGCCAGGTAATCGACCAGCTCTGCGGTATCCAGCGCGAAGGTCAGATAATCATCCTCTGCAGGCGATCCGCCCGCGCCCTGCCAGCGCAGCGCCGTCGACGGATTGGCGACGTTCGAGGCCAGATTGTCGGCAGCCTCGGACGTCGCCGTGACATTGGAGCTGGTGACGAGATTGCGATACCCGATCAGCGGATTGTCGGCATTGATGACGCCGCCGCCCGAAACGCTGTCGGAGAGAACGAGGCTGCCGGAGATGACGATGGTCATGTTTGCCTTTCGGTCCGCATCCGCGGACCTGGTCCGCGCAACGCGCGGCGGCCGGTCGGCCTTGCCTCGCTCCGCTCGGGAGCTTGCCCCAAGCTGTATCTTAAAGCCGCTCGCAGAGCGGCGCGGGGCCCACGGCCAAGTGGGCCAAAAGCCCGGCGGAGGCCGGGCGTGCGAGCATGAGCGAGCCCCAAGATCAAGCCGTCCTCACAATCAGCTGCGCACCATCGGAGACGGCAGAATTGATCTGCTCGATCAGGCCTCGCACCTGGTCACGTCCGAACGTCGAGCCGTGCAGATTGACCTGCATCATCTGCTGAGGCTGGGCAGGCGCGGAGGTTGCGGCAGGCGCGCTTGAGCCGCCCCCTCCACCGCCTTTCCCGCCTTTGGTCGTGCTCTTTATGGCCGCGATCTGCGCCGCGCCTGCCGCGCCGACTGCGGCAGCGGCAGCAAAATTAAACGGAGGAGGATAGGCGGCAAGTGCGCGAGTCACGCCTTCCGCCGTGTTGATGATGGCCTGCGCAATCGCAAACGCCTTGCTCTCGCCGAACACAGACGAAAGCGAACCGACAATATCCGAAACCATACCCATATACGCATTCGCCGAAACCAGCGTTGCCTGCCGCATAGCCGAACCAAACTCCTCCGCCGAAATCTTGCTTTGATCAAAAGCCGCCTGCAGCGCCCCTTGCTGCGCAATCATTATCTCGTGTGGCGAACGAAGCGACTCCACCAACCGCAAACCTGTATCTCCGAGCTGCTCATACTCCCGCATGAGCGCCTGGAGAGCAGCCTGAGCTTCCGCAGCCTGACGCTTGGCCTCCGTACCCAGATCAATGATAGGCTTGACCATACCGGTCTCAATGGATGTCTCCCATCCTTTCAAAACGAGTGCCCCTTCGAGCTCCGTTTTGCGCACTTTCAGTTCGGCCATCCGCCCCAACAGCCCGTCCATTTCCTTATTCACACGCTGGAGACGGAGCGCTTTGAACATACCCCCGCCACCTGCGATCTCCTGCTGCGTCTGAATAACCTCGTTGAGACTCTTGTTCACGTCCTCAAGCTCTTGATTAACGCTGTCGAATTCATGCGTCAGACTTGTTTTCGACCGATCCTCCAGTGCAGACATTGCATCCGTTAGCGCTATAACCCCTGCCGTCAGCCCAGCAACAGCCAGAACCGCCAGCGATAATGGACCAGCCATCGTTCCAATTACCGTAACGAACACTCCAACCCCGGCTGCCACCGCTGCAAGCGCAACAGTCACGCCGCCGAAAACGACGATGCTGGTCCTCATCTCCGGTGAAAGCGCGCTGAACTGTTCGGATAATTCCTTAATTGCTTTGGATGTGGGAACGATGACAGGCGTGATCGCCTCGCCGATCGCCTCCATCGTATCGCCCCAGGCGTTGTTCATCCGATCAAGCGCGCCTTGCGTCGTGTCCGCCATAGCCTCGGCGGCCTCGCCGTAGAAATGCTCGATCTCCGCCAGAATAACGCCCTGCGCCTCCATAACCTTTCCGGATTCGACAAGCGCCTTGATCTGCTGTTTCTGCTGCTCGGTAAAAGCGATCCCGACTCGGCTCAGCGCCGTGATCCCCTTGATCGGGTCATTCAGGGCCTTTCCGAGCTGAATCGTGGACGATTGCAGATCCTGGCCGAGCACCGTAGACAGATCCAGCGCAGCATCCTGTGCGCGCTTGAACACGGGACCGACCACATTGCCGAAAGTCAGAAGATTGTTTGTGACTTTCTTCAGAATCTCCTCATCGCCGAACGTAGTGGCTTCCTGCATCGCTGAAGCCATGGCCTGGAGCTCTTTCGACGTGAAACCGGCCGTGGATCCCGTCGTTCTCAGCGTCGCCTCCACCGACCTGACAGCCTGCTCTTGCACACCGAACGCGCGCACAGCGTTTTGTGCAAAAGATTTTAGCTGTCCAACAGCGAACGCCGCACCGATCGCACCGCCGAGCGCCTTGGCCTTCTTGCCCAGGCGGTCCATCGAATTACCAGCCTGCTGCGTTCCTTTGGTAAACTCGCCGGCATTCATGCCGAGCACGACGCGCAGTGCGCCGATAACAGCGCTAGCCATTCCGCAGATCCCTGATGATCTCTTTCACTTCGCTTTCCGTGAGTTTGCCGTAGGTTTTCTCCGGCGTATTGGCTTCAAGCATCCACCAGAATTCCCGCGGATGCAGACGCCAAAACTGATCCGGCGTTACCCACCGGCCTTTCGCGACCGCCGCCTTGTAGGCTTCTTCGACGAAGCAGCAGCGGCCGCTGGCAAGTTTCCCGATGGGACCGCGCTGCCAGATGAGGCAATAGCAGCGTTGACCCTGGCCCTGGCTTCGGCAGGCAGCATCATCTGCATGAGATTGATGACCGCCTCCATCACCGCCCGTTTTTTCTCGGCATCCCTGAAAACCTCTGCATAAACATCTTCAGGACTGACCGATGCACCGGCATACTGCAAGACCGCACTGTATACTCCGCAGAGCCGGCCAACGGGAGCCGCACCGCGCAGAGCATATACGCTGAACTCATCAACGGTGATCACCTCCTCCATACGATAGATCGCACCCATGACGCGATGCGCCGGGACCACATAAGTCTGACCCTGCCAGACCAGCTCGATATCCTGGAATACTCCCATTACGCAGCCGGCGTGTAAGTGATGGGACCGTTCGACATCAGCGTCGCTTCGAAGGTGATCTCACCATCATGAGCGCCGGTCTCGGAATAGCCCTGCAAATACCAGTTCCCGCTCAGCATGCTCCCATCGGCGCGGACAAAGGTCGCGGCCTGCATCCGCAGGCCCGACCCAATCGTCGCGCCGTTGATCGCATCGGCACGCAGAGTGTCATTCTGAAGAACGCCCGAAATCGGAATGTCGATGCTGTTGACGCCGGCGGCATCGAGCAGCGCCCGCCATCCGGCGGAATCGTTATTGGTGACATCCACCGCCTCCCCGCCGACGGAGAAGCCAAGCTCACGGACTCCCGCAACAAGCGGCTGCGGGGATTCATCACCCCAATAAAGAAACGAGGTACGGCCAACATTTGCAGGCATCTGATTAATCTCCTAGGTCTGATACCACACACGGAAATCGAGCTGCGTCCGGAACAGATACTCCGCCACATTCGATCCGCTCTCGCGAGAATCCCGCTCGCCATCGAGCAGGACATACTGAAACACCGTGCCGTCCACCGTCCCGAAGAACGCCGACAGCGACGCCGTGACGGCGCGCGACGCAGCCTTCACCGATCCGTAAGTCGCGCCCCAACAATCGATCTGTACGCGCGCTTCCGCGATCCCGGCCTCGCCGTCATTGGTGTAGACCGGCACGTTCGAGACCGTCGCCAGCACGATCGCCGGAAGCAGCGATCCCTGCGGCCGCGCCACCGGATAGATCCGATTGCCGGCAAGCGCCGACACGCCGCTGTCACCCAGCAGCTTCGCAATCAGCGCCTCTTCCATGGATCAGCCCTTGAGCTTTGCGGCTATCTTGGCCGCCTTCTTCGCCAAGCGCTCGGCCGCCTTGCGGATATCGGTCCACATATAAGCCTTGATGCTGTCCAGCACCGGGCGCTTGTGCTGGTCCCAGGCTGGCCGCAGAAACGGCTGCGCGGGATGATCCGACGTTCCGAATTCCTGCAGATGCGCTTGAGGATGCGGCCCGGCGCATCTGCAGG